CGGGCGCATCACCCTCGCTGCTGCCATTGGGGTTCTGCATCTTGTGGCAGACGATATCATTAGGGACCACGACTGATGAAGCCCTGCCCGACCTGCGGACAACAGCCGACTGTGACCATCCGCGCGCCAGAGGATTACGAGTTTGTCGGATCGTGTCGCATTCACTGCTGCGACCACTACGTCTGTGCTGACGGCATGAGCGATGCCATAGAAGCATGGGAGCAAGAGCCGAGGCCGATCCACATAGGGGAGATCACCTCGCTATGACCAGAGCAGCCAGCGATAGCCCAGCGGCCCGCGCCCTGCGCGCCGCAGGCTATGTCAAACTGCCGGGTTGGTGGGTTACGCAAGAGCAACTGGAACTGATAGAATACATGGCAAGGCAGAACTTGCCTGAAATCGAAGCCATCAAGGAGAGAGCAAGTGGCTGGCGGAAAGAGAATTACTAGAGACATGATCGAAGCCGCAGAGGAGCGCGGCTGGAACGCAGCGATGACTGCGCGCCACTACGGGATGCACCGCAAGTCGATTGAGGCAGCAGCAGAGCGCTTCGGGATTTTCCTGCCTCTTGGGCAGTCATGGACGCCTACAGCGCAGAGGCTGGAGACGCTGGCCATGAAGGCAGCAGAGCGCGCCGAGGCAACGCAGCCAGTCAGCAAGCCTGTCTGGTCGTGCAGCGAGGCGTCGATCAAGCGGGCGCTGGCCAAGCTGGAAGCGCAGAAAAAAGCTGCAATGGCGGCGAAGTAGCCCCTTGCCACCGCCGCAGAGCGCGGTATCAATAGCACCGAGGGGCGCACACAAGCTAGAAAACCGTCACGGGTGGACTTGTGTTGGTCGAAGATCAGACTGCGCTACGGCTTATCATCGCCAGCGCCCCTCACACCTTCCCACGGAGAGAGCATGACACACAGAGAGACCCTTCTTGAAGAAGCAGCGCGTCTGACTTCTGGGGACCGCAACGCCTCTTACGGCGCGCCCTACGACAACCTGACTCACATGGCGCACATGGTATCGGCCTACGTCAGCGGCAAATACGGCCTGCCTGTTGACTTGAACGCCGAGGATATGGCGTGGATCATGGTCATGGCGAAAATGTCCCGCACTGTCGCCACTTTGAAGGACGACAACTATGTGGACGCAGCGGCCTACAGCGCCATCGCTGGCGAGTGCCGCACCATCATCGACAAAATGGGCGCTTGACACTGTGGCCGAGTCCGGCCAGACTATCCGAGACACAAAACACTGACACACGCGACACTGCTATGACCCAGACCAACTGCCTTACCAGCCTGCCTGTCTCACTAGAGCGCGACCTGAACATCCTTGGTGTTCGGAGCGCTTCTTCTTTTGCTGTGCGGCTGACCAAGGCACTGCCCGTGTCATCCCAGAAAACCGTGCTAGACGAAAACGGCAACCCGGAGTTTTGATATGACCCTAGACCTTATTTCCCGCATCAGCGGTAGCGTAGCCGCGCAGAAGTCTGACTGGCCCCTCTACGACGACGAGGAAGGGCGCTTGGACCGCAACGCTGTGCTGACGGCGTCTGAGAACCTGCGCTGCCTGCGCGAACTGAAGTTTGCAAAGTCAGAGTCGCGGCAGGGCGACCGATGGGGCATGGCGCAGCGCGGTCACGCTGTCGAGGCGTGGGTGGTCGATCAGATCATGGCTTCGCTTGGTGTAGGCGAGTTTGTCGATCTGGCTGGAGACGGCCAGCGGTCCTTCCTCTGTGACGAGGCTGGCCTGTCGGGGACGCCAGACGGCCTCTTTACCAAGGACGGCGCGCACACGCTGCTGGAGTTTAAGTCTGCCGATCCGCGCACCAATCTGGAAGGCATGACTGCGCCCAAGCCGCAGCACTTGGCGCAAGTGCAGCAAAATATGTGGCTGCTGAATTTCCATAACATCCCTGTGGAGCAGGCTGTCGTCCTCTACGTTGACGCCTCTGACTTCCAGCGGATGCGGCAATTCAATGTGGTCTATGACGGCGGCGAGACGGCGCGGCGCGCTGAAATCCGCGCTGGGCTGCTGTTCGACGCCACCAGCCCCGCCTCGCTGCCTGCCGAGGGGCTGACGAACAACGGCTGCACCTACTGCCAATTCAAGGAGGAGTGCAGCGCGATCCAAGTGGCGCAGGGCGAGAAGCGCAAGGAAACGAAGCCGGAGATGCCCGCCTTCGCCCCGCGCGGCGTGACTGAGTCAGTCAGGGAATACGGCTCTATCAAGGAGCAGATCAAAGCACTGGAAGCGCGGGCAGATGACCTGAGCGCGACCATCAAGGAATACGCTGTAGCCGAGAACCGCATGGTGTTCGAGACTGCTGCGTATAGCGTCAAAGTCACGGAAGTGGCTGGGCGCAAGACGCTGGACGTTAAAGCCTACGAGGCTGCGACGGGCGTCAAATCGGATGACTTCTACAAGGTCGGCAAGCCGTCGATCCGACTGGAAGTTTCCGCGAAGACAGAAAACTGAAACACGCCAAAAGGAGACACTCTATGGCTAACGACATCGTCAACTCGCCCTTCGGAAAGGGCGTCGCTCTCACCAACGCTGCTGCTATGGCAGACGCTCTGACTGCATCTGCACAGCAAGGCCAGATCGGCGGCGCGCCCGATGGTTCCGTCTACCTCAACTTCACGGGTAAGCGAGGCGTCTACGAGTTCGGCAAGGACAAGGAAGACCTTGACCCGTCCGAAATCTGGCTGGTGAACATCGCTTCCTTCGAGGAAGGGTTCGTCTGCTGGAAGGGCGGCAAGACTGCGGCCACCCGCATGGCCAACATCTACAGCGGCCAGCACATCGCCACGCCTGCCCACGACGAGATGGGGCCGTTCAACGCTGCTCAGGGCGAAGGCTGGTTCCCAGCGAAGTCGATGGTCATCAAGTCCATCGAAGCCGACGACCGCCAAGGCTACTGGAAGATCAACTCCAAGTCTGGCGTCGCCGTCTTTGCTGACTTGCAGTCACAGGTGGCCGAGCGCCTGCGCGCTGGCCGTGCCTGCTGGCCTCTGGTCCGTTGCGGCAAGGAGAAGTTTGAGGCTCAGGGCCAGAAAAACTACAAGCCCAAGCTGGACGTTTACGGCTGGCTTTCGCAGGAAGCTGTGGGCGAATTGGCTGCTGATCCTGAAGCTGACATCGACGAACTGATCCAGTCTTCGGAAGGCGGCGCGCTGCCTGCTCCCGCCCGTCGCCGTCGCGGCGTCCTCTGAAACTGCAAAGCCCCCGGCGACCAAACCGGGGGCTTTGTGCTTCTCGAAAGAAGCAAGGTTCTGCTAAGACCTGAAGGAAGATTAGAATGACTAGCCCTGTCAGTCAATACCGCCTTGTTCTATCACATTCCGAGGCGTTCCACATAATCGCAGAAATCGCCAAGTCTGGGCAGGTCCACGCGCTCGATTTCGAGACGACTGGGCTGCGTCCACAGCTTGCAGACGTGCGCCTGACTTGCATCAGCGGTCCTGCGGGCAACTATGTCATCGACCATCTGCACTGCGCGCCATTCGCGGACTACGCGCTGGCTTTAGCAGAGGCTTGCCCGTGGGCGGTGTTCAATGCCGGGTTTGAGGGGCGCTGGTTCGACTACGCCACTGACGGCCCCGATGTGGTCCTCTACGACGTTGGTGTTATGTCGAAGGCGAAGCTGGGCGGTCGGCCCTTGAGCCTTGCGGACATGGTGAAGCGCGATCTGGGCAAGACACGCGACAACAAGCACCTGCAAACCTCTGACTGGTCGCAGGCAGAACTGACGCAGGAGCAGTATGACTACGGATTCGAGGATGCCGAGGATACCTACGCGCTCTACAGGCTCTGGGACGAGGCGCTGACTTCCCAGCAGTGGGCTGGCTTCCGCGTCCTCAACGACGCTTGGCGCGGCACTGCCGAGATGGAAGACACAGGCATGGTGATCGACGAGCGGCACCACAGCCGCCTGATCCATATGTGGACGCTGCGCCGCGACGCTGCCGAGAAGACGCTGCGTCGCTATACACCAGAGAACCTTATTGCGAACCTGCGGTCCAAGAAGCAACTTTCTGACTTCATCAAGACTGTGCTGGACGAGACGAGCCTGCGGGCGTGGCCTAAGACTGACAAGTCTGAGCAACTGCAAACAGACCGCAAGCAACTGCGGCAGGCGTCCTTCAGATCGCCCTACCCGTTCTCGCGCTGGCTGGCGGCGCTGATGGTGTTCAACCGCGCTGAGAAGTATCTTGGCACCTACGGCGAAACCCTGCTGACCAAGCAGCATTTGGCTGGCCGCGTCTACGGGCGCTTCAACATCGCGCAGGCGGTCACAGGGCGCTATTCGTCGTCGAACCCGAACCTACAGAACATCCCGCGCAACCCGATGGTGCGGCGCTCCTTCATCGCCCCGCCCAATACCGAGATGGTGCTGGCCGACTACAGCGGCATCGAACTTCGCGTCTTGGCTGAAGTCAGCAATGACTGGCAACTCAAGCAGGACGTGATCTTCGGAGACGTTCACGCCGAGTCGGCTATCACGCTGTTCCGCGTCCCCGCCGACGAGTTTAAGGCCCGCCTGAAGGCCAAAGACCCCCGCGCCAAGGAGATGCGGTC